AAAAAAAAAAAAAAAAAATTAACAGTTATAGAACAATGTTAGGTTTTATTAGAAGAATTATTAATTAAAAAAGGGATTAAAATGGCTTATTTTGATGGTGTAAAGATAGGAGATAGAATTTGGAGTTTTGAAAACGGATATGGAAAAGTTATAGATTTGTATAGTATAGAAGAGTATAAATTAAATGCTATTATAGTTAAGTTTGAAAATGGTTTTATAGATACTTATGATTCTAACGGTAAGAAAAAATGTAATGAAAATCAAACTTTATTTTGGGATAAAATAGAAATAGAAATTCCTGGAAAACCAAAGATTGAATTAAAAGAAAAAGAGTATTTTATTGATTTTACTCATGGATGGAAATTATACCCTTATTGTGTAAAACATACAGATGGCTACGATAAAGAATACAAGACGTATTTAGCAAATGCTGGATTAACAAGAAATGATAAAGAAATAGCTAAGCAGGCGTTAAAACAAATTAAAAGATTTGCAAGATTATTAGCATTAAGAGATCAAGAGTGTCATAATAGTAGAGGTTACTTTCCAAGAGAATTGGATGAATATTATTATATTTATTGGGATAGTAATGATCAAAAATATAAAGTAAATAATGCAATAAATAAAATATTTTTAAATATTATTCCGCTCAAAACAAAAGAAGATGCTGAGTTAATATGTGATATTTTAAATGAAGATAGATTTGATTTGGAGGATTAAAATGAAATTACCAAGTAAAGAATTAGTAGAGAATGTATTAGATATACAAATTAAATATTTATCAGATAGATTAGATGAAAATTTATTACCATATGAAGCAGGAAATGGTTGACAGACAATAAATATTTATGAGTTTAGTTTTAAAGTAAAAAGATGGATATTTGATAATGCTAATTATATACTATCATCTTATTATAGAAATTATAATTGTTTTTGTTGGTATGAATATTCTGATATCGATGGAGAACAAGAAGTATTCATAAGTAGTACAGAGCCTGAAGCAATTATTAAAGCAGGAGAAACTATATTAGAAAAATTAAATAGTAAAGGATAGGAATGTATATACTTACTCTTTTAATAGTAAAAAATATTAAACAAAACACAGAAATAGAAACAGAAATATCAATTATAGATAACTTATCTGCAGCAAAATGTCTATTCAAAATAGAACAAGATATTCTTAAAAATAATTTAAAAAAATATATAAAAAATAATTATAAGAGTATGTCTGCTAGAGAAGAAAAGTATTTAGTAAGAGAATATACTAAATTAAATATTGAAAACGAGTTTGTAATTGATATAAATAATACAACTTTTTATTTAAAATTAACAAAAACTGATATGGGTTGTACACGAATCGTAAAATTTCATAGTACTAAAAAGGGAATACAATGAGCGATAAACTAGATAGAATAGTGTTGATGACTAAAAAAATTCATAGTAGTGAATATTTATACGGAGTTAAACCTTGTCATTTTGCTAATATGACATATTCTGGTGCTTTAAAGGAAAAAGTTAGATTAGCTAAAGAATTAGCAAGAGGTGTAAATAATGCAATAGAACAAGGTAAATTGAGTAATCAACTAAAAGAGGATGAAGAGTATAGTGATTATCAATTAGCTGATAAAAGATTAAATGCTGTATGGGAAGCTATAGACTTTAATCAAGCATTATTAGATGAAATAAAAGAATGTAAATAATCAGTAAGGATAATAAATGACAAGAAAAGAAGCTATAGATTTAATGGGAAATCGAATATCAGGACAAGATATAAATTTTAGAGATTGTATTGAAAAAGATGATGCTATTGACGTTATACAACAAATTTATGATACTTTTGAAAATAAAATATGTAAGTATTGTAAACATGGTGTTAAGGTCGATGAGGATAATTCTTATGAATGCGTAATTAGTAGAGAATTATTCGGTTATGACAATATAATTCTATTAGGTAATTTTGGGTGTAATAGGTTTAATTTAGAAGGAGAATAAAATGAAACAAGCAATAGCAGATTTAAAATGGTTTTTAATAAATAGAAAGTACGCATTTATAGTACATTTAGAGGATAAACCGTGTGATAATTATGCAATATGGGTAGATAAATGGGTAGATAATACTAATAAGACTATGAAAATATTTACAGGTGGGTCTAATCATACTATTTATGATGAAGACAGTATGGGAGCTACTCTTAATATATTAGCTAGAGCATGGCACGATGAATATCATTATTTAGCAGATTTAGATTTTAGTTATAGAAGTGAAATGAAAGTTCAAGAACTTCAATGGCATGAACTTAAAAGAGCTAATTTAACTGATGAGGCTGAATTGTTATTTTTAATTGATATGGTAGGCCAAACTACATATTACCAAAAAACAGATAAATTTTTAAATAGACAACGTTATACAGTAGATTTATGGTTTTCAGAATATAAATCTAAATATGGGACTAATCTTAAAGGATTGAATTTTGAAATCATTAGACAGAGAATAAAGGATATAGTATGGAATTTTTAAAAGATGTACAAGTAAATGATAAAGTATGTATTAAAACATCTTATAGTGAAGAATGGGCTACTGTTCTTAAAGTAGAAGATGATACTTTTGAAGTAAGTGGTTATAGAATGTTTAATAAATATACTGGTAAACCTTATAATACTATGGGATATCATTCAAACATAATAGGTATTAAAAAAGCAGATATTAAACGTAAAGAATACATAGATACTGTTAAATTAAAAGTGTATCAACCTAGTTGTGTTGAAATGGAGATAATTGTTGAAAAAGATAGTATATCTAAAGAAGTTTTAGAATTATTAGAAAAAGGTTTTGCATATGGTTTAGATAATAGAAATAATAAAATATATTGGAAAATTATGAATCAATTAGCTTTATTACCTAAAAATGTAAAACCTGTAGATGATATATTTACAAGATTTGAACTTATAAAGGATTAATAATGGTATTACTTAAAGTAAGATGTATTAAGACTCTTATTATGGAAGTACATCATAATATATGGGAAGATGATGATGAAATATTTATCGATTCTAATCAATTAGATATAGCGTTTTTTAAAAATAAAGAATACACCCTTTTTAAATGTAATAATAAAAGTAAAGTATTTGTTACATTAGATGAAAATGGAGATATACATAAATTAAGTTATAACGATTTATCAGAGTTTTTTCATGTATTAAATAAAAAGGATATAAAATGAAAATAGAAGATAAGATATATAATAAAATACTTGAGTTAAAATCTATGGATGGGTTAGAAATGTTAGCTAGTCATATTAAAGAAAGTCTTATTTTATTTAAACTAGAACTAAGACATACTTTAGGAGAATCTTGTAATTATATTAATAACTGTGAGAAATTAAAAAAGTTATTATGTGAGGAGAAATTAAATGAAGAAGATGTTGAAGAAGGAATTAGTAACTAATGGAGCACTATCAGGTAAACTTCCTGATTTTATTCATAAGCTAATTAGTGTAATTACAGGTGAAATACCTGAACATTTAAAGGTAAGTATAGCTTTAAGTGAGCTAATAACGTTTACATCCCATTTAAGAAAACATATCCAACTTCATGATGGAACATTTGTACCGTGTAACGCTATTACATTTAGTTTAGCTAAAAGTGGTGTAAGTAAAGACTCATCTATGAATATGATAAGAAAAGTGTTTAAAGATGCTTTAGTAATTTTAAATGATATGCGTAAAGAATTAGCTAAACAACAAGCAATGCAAGAAGCTGAAGAAATGGGAGAAGAACCTTCTATGTGGTTAAAATACTATAAAAAACCTAAAGAGTTATATGCAGGTTTAGGTACAGTAGAAGGGTTAGTAGCTCATTTTAAAGCTATAGAAAGTATTCCATTAGGTGCAGGTTTTGTACAATCAAGTGAAATAGGTAGTGATTTATTATCGAATCCTAATTTAGTAGATATTATTAAAATTATCGCTATAGGATATGATTTAGGAAAAATACCTAGTAAGATACTAAAAGCACAAGAAAATCAAACTGATAGTATTGAATGTTTACCTGTTAATGCTTTATTTTTCGGATCACAAGATGCAATTTTGTATGATCAAAGTGTAAAGAATAAATTTAAGTTAGTGTTTAGTACTCAGTTAGCTAGAAGATCTATTTTTAGTTTTACTAACGAGAAACCTCAACCATTAAAGTTTAAAACTGTAGATGAGTTATATGCTTATAGAGAACAAGAAAGAGAACTAGCAATGGAAAATGTAGCTGAACTTAAACAATTATTTGAAGATATTGTTTATTCAACTAATCAAGAACCATTATTATTATCTGTAGAAGCACAAAGAATGTTTGATGTATATAAAGAATATAATAATATTATATCTGAAGAAATTAGTTTACAGTACCCTATTAGTAGATTATCTAGAAAACATAAACAATGGTTGGCTCTAAAACTAAGTGGTAATATAGCAATACTTCACGGTCATGATAGAGTAGAACTTACAGATTATGTACAAGCAATAGATATAGTAGAGTACTTTAATCAAGATTTAATAGAATTCGAAAGAGAACTTATTAAAGAACCTTACGAACTGTTTGTAGATTTCTGTAAACATGCTATTGATGGCAATAAACTATCTATTAGTTTACATACTTTAAAGAAGATGGGTTATATCTCTGGTATGAATAAACTAAAAGAATTAGTACAGTTAGCTAATAGTTATGATAAAGAAGGTATCTATACTGAATGTGATGATGGTGTATGTTACGAAAAGTTAGTTAAAGCTGAAACTGTAGAAGTTAGTGCAAAAGAAGTTACTGGAAATAAAGAAGAAAGAGCAACTAAAGTAGCTGATGGTTATGACATTATAGAAGCTACATTTGAAGAATTAGCAGATATGTTAAGTTATGATTATGCTTATAGTAATTTTAAATTTAAAAATGGTAAAAGATGTAAAGATTGTATAGTTGGTGGAACTAAATGGATAGTATTAGATGTAGATGATTCAAATATTACAGATGAAGAAGCACATCTATTATTAGAAGATTTGAATCACCATATTGCAAGAACAAGTAATCCAGATAATCCTTATAAGTTTAGAGTACTTATAGAATTAGACTCTATTGTGGATATAGATGACATTAAATGGAAGAAATTTATGTTAGCTGTACAAGATGAATTAGGTATTAAGATAGACATATTACCTAAGTCACAAATCTACTATTCTTATGAAGGTAGAGAAGTATTATCTGCATTAGATGGAGAATCTCTTAAAGTTAAGAAACTACTTGAAAAAGTAGAACAAGAAGTTAAACCTAAGAAAGCTCCAACTAAAACAGAAATTAAAAAGATGTTAGATAATAAATTTGATACTTTTAAATACGCATTTGAAGCTAAAGGTGGAGAAGGTAGTAGATCTCTTATCAGAGCTGCTTATCATGCTAAAGATTTAGGTATGAGTGAAGAACAGATTATCGATCTTATGAAAGAGATTAATAATTATTGGGTTTATCCTATGGATGAAGAAAGACTTGAAACTACTATTTTATCTCAAATAAGGAGGTGGTTTTGAATTGGGTTTATCAAGGTAAAGAATTAACTGAAATACCTAAAGGTTATTTTGGTTTTATTTATATGCTTACCTATGCAGATGGTAAAAAATATATAGGAAAGAAGGCATTTTACGATAATAAAACTCTACCAGCATTAAAAAACGGTAAAGTAAGAGAAGGTGCTAAACGTATTAGAAAAAGACAAGGTGGTAAACTTGTACCATATGATGTTATTAGTAAAGAAAGTAACTGGAAAAAATATGAAGGTAGTCTTAAAAGACCTCATAACGAAAAAGTTATTGAAAAGTTAGTATTAATGTTATGTGAAACTAAAAGGTATTTAACTTTCAAGGAAGCTCATGCATTATTTGCTTATGAGGTACTTGAAGATGATAACTTTTTAAATGAGAACATATTAGGAAAATTTTATAAAGGAAATATAAAATGATATTATTAAGACAACAAGCAGAAAAACTATTGAGAGAAGCAGGCTTTGATGAAAGACTTACAATAAGTAGAGTAGAAAAATATGTATATATTACAGGACAATGTGGTAAACCTGTAATGAAAGTTAGTGATTTAGAAGTAAGTTCTAAGTTATCTAAAGTTGAAAGAGAGATTCTTATTAATGATTATTTAATACCATTATTAGGTAATAAGGATAAAGTAAATCATTATATTACTTTAGAGGAACAATTAATAGAAACTGATAAAGAGATGAAAGAAACAGCATCTAAATTAAATGTAAATGTAAATACTCCTTATTATTCATCTGATAAAAGTACTACATTCATAACTTCTTATCATGATGCAGAATGTAAAAGATTTTCAGTATCGATAATGGATAATACAGAATCATTAGATGATGTAGAAATCGATATTCATAATGCAACTCCAAGAAAAATTAAAGATTTACTGTCTATGCAATTACATGTTTTAGTTGAAAATTTATATTTAGTAAGATTATTATTTTTAAAGAAAACAGCTATTGAAGAAGAACAATCTAAATTACAAAAAGATTTAGGACTTGTTTGCTAAGGAGTAACTATGTTAGAGATTAAATTAACAGGTAAAGAAGCTGAAGAATACTTACAGTACCTCAGCGATAAAGAAAATAAATTAAAGTATGGTTCTCCTAAACCAGATTCTAAAAGCTATTCTGAATCTGATAGGAGGACATTTGTGCAAACTAAGGCGATAGAAGATAAACAATTATTAAAAGAATTGCAAGGTCCTTCTAACACATCTACTGCTAAAAACAAAACATGGACTGTTATTGAAGATAATCAAATCCATTATGCGGCTAAAGAAGGTAAAGCTAGTGAACAATCAGTATCTAGATTAGCTAAAAAGATAGGCAGAACAGAATCTGCTATCAGATCTAGAGCTATTAAATTAGGTTATAGGATTAAACACGGTAGGGTAGTACAATGATTGATGTAAAATATAGAGTATTGGCTACTCCATATTCTATATCTAAATTCTTAGACTCAATAGAAGATAAAAAAGTCATTTCATATGACTGTGAAACTCAATCTTTATATTCACAAGATGAAGTTAAAGAAGCTAAAGAGTTATTAAAACATCCTGAAAGATTAGATCATAGTACATATGTATTTTTAAATCAAGTAGCACATAGTGATGGTTTATCTAACCCTCGAATAGTTAAAGTTACTCATTTTATTTTTGGATTATCTAAAGACGAAGCTGTTATATGTATCGCTTATACTCCAAGAACAGAAAAAATGATTATGAGATGGTTAGTAAATTTTAAAAATAAAATCATTATACATAATGCTACATTCGATTTAAAACTAGTGTATAATAGAACTAATAAAATTCCATCCAATATAGATGATACTCAATTATTAGCTAAAACCTTAATAAATGATGCAAATGATTTTAGAGCTAAAACAGGGTTAAAAGAGTTAATGAGAGGGTATTATGATCATAGATGGGAACTTATTGAAACTTATAATGTAGTAGATTATAAAGATCCTAACTTTATAAGATATTGTGCTATTGATGGTGCAGCTACTTATTACTTATGGGAACAGTTACAGGAGGCAGTAAATGAAAAAGAATCCGATTGATTTACTTCCTATACCTCATCCTCTAGAGTATGATCCTAGTGAAACTGATAGAGCTTATTTCTATAAAAATGTAGTAAAACCTTTAATCAGTACTTTTATTAGGATTATGGAAACAGGTATTCATTTAGATATGGATAAGGTAGTAGCTTTAGAGAGAGTAGTTGATAATGTTATACAAGAAGTTGATACTACTTTATCTAATAGTAAACTTATTCAAAAATTTAGAGAATATATGTTCCCTAAAAAGTTTAAAGAGTATAAAGATGAAGTATCTAAGTCTATGAGAACTAAAGAGTATTATCTTAAAGAATACGATTCTAAGAAAGTGGTACATAGAACCTATGCAGTTAATGCTAGATTATTAGAGCTAAAAGAATACGAGTTGGTTAAAGATAAATGGACTAAGAAAGATCTTAAAAATCTAATAGACTATCTAAACGATATGGAACTTAAAAAGATTTACGATAACGACATTAGTCCTCATTTAGCTTCATTAGCTATGGATAAATTAGCAGAAGATAAGATGAGAATATGGAATAAACCTAGAGAAGATAAGATAGCTCAAGTAACTATGAATGATCTTGTACCTAAATTCAATCCTGGTTCTAGTAATCAAAAGAAAGCATTCTTTGAATGGTTAAATATAGAACCTTTAGCTTTCAGTAAAGATACTGGAGAAGCTAGTTGGGGTAGAAATCAGTTAGAGGAATTGTCGGTATTGTATTCTGATGATAAAGAATTAGTCATTATAGTACAAGCATTTATAGATTATAGTTTTAGTGCTATTATTAAAAATAATTTTATTAAAGCATTCTATAGTTATAGTATAGATAATGTATTATACGGTAACTTAAAACTATTTGGTGCTAAATCCTTTAGACCAACTAGTAATCGTCCTAATTTACTTAATATGCCTTCTACTGGTTCATTATATGCTAAACCTGTAAAGGAATGTTTTATTGCACCAGAAGGATTTTTAGTAGCTACTATAGATTATTCAGCATTAGAAGATAGAGTTATAGCTAACTTATCTAAAGATCCTAATAAGATTGCAGTATTCACAGAAGGTATAGATGGTCATAGTTTAGGGGCTACTTACTATTTTCCTAAAGAAGTAGAAAAACTAATAGGTCCATATACAGATAATAAAGAGGCTGCTAAGAAGCTAAAGAAATTAGTAGATGAAGGTAATAAAGAAGCTAAAGCTATTAGACAGAACAGTAAACCTGTAACTTTCGGTTTAAGTTATGGAGCTTTTCCTGCTAAAGTTGCTGCATCTATTAAATGTTCTTTAGAAGAAGCAGAGTTAATCTTTAATGCTTATCATAATGAAATGTATCCATTAATTACGGAATTTAGAGAAAAAGTTATATCTAAAGCTAAAGAACAAGGTTATATTCATTTAGGTTTAGGTTGTAGAATGTATAGTAGTGATGTAGAAGGTGAAGCTAGAACATTGTTTAATGCTTGTAGTCAGTTTTGGTCATTATTAACATTATTAACTATAGAGAAATTGTATGATGAAATAGATAAAGCTGGGTATAGTAATGATGTGTTTATTACTTCTACTATATATGATGCTATTTATTTTACGGTTAAGAAAGATCCTAAAGTAATTAAATGGTTAAATGATACTTTAGTACCTATTATGGAAAAAGATTTTTTAGAAAATCAAATAGTACATAATGAAGCTAATCTAGAAATTGGTGTTAGTTGGGCTAAGGTACATGAACTAAAACATAATATATCTGAACAGGAAATATCAGATATTATAGAAGGAGAATTATGGAATGGCTAAAAAACATAAGTGCTACTATAGTTGCTATTAGTTTAGTACTAATAATGTTTATAGTAATTACATTGATTAGATTTGGTGTAGGTTATTTAATAGGTTGGGTAGTAGAATGGTTTACAGGTCCATTATATTTTACTAATGGTCATGTAGAGTTACCAGTAATTACAGGTATAGTATTTGTAATTTTATCATTTGTATTTAAATCTAAAGGAGAATAAATGGAAATAGGTTTAGTAGATAAATATAACGATCCTATCACTAACGGTAGTTTAGTTAAAGTGTTATTAGGTGATGTTGATGCAGAAACAGGTAAATTTGATCCTAATACAATTAGAGAAAAAATTTATCATATTACTTTTAATAAAGCTAAAGCAGCATTTGCTTTTACAACTGAAGCAGTAGATAGTACAGAAAATTCTATTCCTATCTGTGAATTTATGGACGGTATAACAAGAATTGTAAGTATTGAGGTATTAGCTCATGCCGTTTGATTATAATGATATTCAAATAGAAGGATGTGGGTTTAGAATTAGTCCATCTCAAATAGATAAATTCTTTTCTTATCCTTCGGTTTGGTACAGGGAAAATTTCTTAGACGAAAAGACTTTTATCGGTAGTACTAGTACAGTATTAGGAACTATTGTACATAAAGTAGCTGAATTATTCGCACTAGATAGATCCATAACTAAAGATGAAATCGATGCATATATTGATGAACAAGCTGAAGTTATAGGTGAAGATTTAGATATAGATAAAATTAAAGGATTGTATCCTGAAATGGCAAATGCAGTAGTAAATCAATACCTTATTCAGAAAGGTAAACCTGATGAAGTAGAAAAAGCTGTATGGCATAAAGTAAAGAAAGATATCTACGTAGGTGGAACTATTGATGCTATTAAAGGAGATATGATTATCGACTATAAAACAGCATCTAAAAAACCTAGAGATACGATACCTTTTAATTACTTAATCCAACTTATGGCTTATGCATGGATTTTAAGAAAACAAGGTAGAGACATAAACTGGTTAAGACTAGTGTATATAGTACAACCTACTAAAACTATGGGAGTAAGAACTTTTATAGTAGATAAACAAATTCAAGCAGAAGACTGGGAAATGATAGATGATACTTTAGAGCTAATTGCAGATACTGTGTTAGTTCAAAGAGAACAACCAGAACTTATACCGTTATTGTATAAGTCAATGAAACTAAAGGAGGAAATTAAATGAGTAAAGGTATTAAATTTGCAGTAGTAGGGTTTGAAAGATCAGGTAAAACTCGACTGATTAGTCAAATTAAAGATGTATTAGTTGTAAGTACAGATAATAAAGCTTTTACAGGTAAAGTACCTCATTATAGATATAGTGAGTATAATGGAATGGACGACTTTACAGCTACTTTAAATGAGAAAGTAGAAACTTATATAGAAAAGATGGGTAATACCCCTAAAACTATCGTAATCGACTCTATTACGCACTTAACTAATAATATGGAAAAGTATTGTAATGAGAAATTTAGAGGATTTGATGTTTATAAAAATTTAGGTAAAGATATTTTAGAATTAAATGCATTTTTAGAGAGTATTACAGAAGCAGGAATTAATGTAATATTTACAGCACATACTCAATATGATCCAGATACTATGACTTACAAGATCCATAGTTCAGGATCATTTGGTAAAAATGGAAGTTGGTTATCAGTTGTAGATGAAGCAATTTATATAGAACTTAAAGGTTCTAAAAGAATTGTACATTTTAAAACACCTAAATTTCCATGTAGAACACTACATGACGAATTACCAGATCATATTGAAATCGATAAATTCGATATTAATAAACATATTGCAATGTTAGAGAAATCTAACGGAGAAACAGAAGAGTGGAGTCTTTAAAGACTAACAGTTAAAGTATAGGACCTGAATAAGTCCTTTATAAACTATTCAGTTATATCTATAAATAAAACAAAACTAAAAGGAATTTAACATGGCATTTTTTAAAGCAAACAGAACAGAAGAAGCAGTAAAAGATAGAGCAGAAAGTAAAGTAATCAATAAATCAGGTATTTATGATATTAACATTTTAGCAGCATTTCTAAGTGGAGACCCTAAAGGATCAATGGTAGTAGATTTCTATATTGACTACGAAGGTAAAAAACAAGTATTATACGGTAATTTAAGACTAACAAACAAAGATGGTAGTGAAAACTTTGCAGCTAAATACTTTAATCAATTATTAGTAGTAGCAGATATTGAAGAAGTTGGAGATCCTATTGATGCAGAATTACCTATCGGTAAAGATGGTGCAATGAAAGATGTAGCACTATTAGAAGACTTATCTGATATTGAATGTAAAGTTAAACTTGTTATGGAATATGGTATTTATCAAGGCTCTATTACTGAAAAGAAAGTAATTAGAGGATTCTATAATACTGAAGGATTTACAGCAGAAGAAATCCTTAAAGGTGCTGAGAAACCAGAACAAATTGAGAAAGATAAAGATTATGTAAAAGATGTTTATAAAGATGGTCTAACTAAAGAAGTAGTAGAAGCATGGATTGCAAACGGTAGAAAGAAAGGTGAAATTCCTGGTGGTTCAACTAAAGCAGAGAAAGCTAAACCTTCATTTGGTGCAAAAAAGTTTGGAGCTAAATAATGGCTATTAATTGGGAATTAACAAATTTACAGGAATACGCAACTATTTTAGAGCATCAATTAAAAGAGGTAGAGCATTTAATTGCTCTATCTAAAGAGGGTAAATTTAACAAATCGGCATCTAAAAGAATAAGATTAAGAGCTACTAGGATAAAATCTAATACCTCTAAATTTAAGAAATATCTTAAAACGATAGAGGATAGTTATAAATGTAATGATAAAAGAGCTACTAATAAAATAATTAAAAGACCATATAGAGAAAAGAAAAATGATAAATCTAGCTAAACAATATATATCTCACCCTAATTTGGGTGAGGAAACAATCAATGAATTTAAAAATTTAAAAAGTGAATTAAGATTAGCTAAATTAGAAGAATTGACAAAATGGTCATCAATTCAAGATAAATATAGTTTTTTAGCAGTCTATCATCAAGCAATTATAAATGATATTGATGAATCTATTAAAAGTTTAGATACAATTATAGCTCTTCTTTCAAAGGAAGATAATGACAATTAAAATTACACCAGAATTTGTTTATGAATGGCTTGGAGTTATAACAGGAATAATAGCTTCATTTATGTTAGCAAATGGTATAGTAAATGTTATACCATTTATTATTTATACCATAAGTTGTTTTTCTTTTGTACTCTATGGTATATATATTAAGGGTAAAGGTATTATTATTCTTAATAGTGTATGGTTGCTCATAAATATGTATGGAATTATTATAAGGATTTAATAAATGAAAGAAATCGAAAAAAGTTATTCATCTAATTGGAATAGAATAACTAAAAAAATGGAAAGATATAAAATAGTTAATACGGTATTATTTATAACTTCTCCTAAAGAAATTAATAAATTGTTATTAAATAGCGTTACTGGTGTTAAACCTACTAAAATATAAGGATTCAATTAATGAGAGTAGTTAAGAAAAACGGTTCATTAGAGAAATTAGATATAAGTAAAATATCTAAATCTATAGAATGGGCATGTAAAGATTTAAAAGTAAATCCATCTGATATAGAGGTTAATTTAAAACTTCATTTATACGATGGGATAAAAACTAAAGATATAAATTCTAAAGTTATTAAGACGATAGTTGATATGTCTTCATTAAGGTATATTGATTGTGATAAAGTAGCAACTAGGTTATCTATTTTAGAGATATATAAAGATGTATATAAATCTAATACACCTAATAATTTTATTAGTACTTTAAAACAATTTGTTGATGAAGGTAAGTATAATAAATGGTTAGTATATCAATTTACTGACGATGAACTATATAGATTATCTACATTTATAGATTATACAAGAAACTTTAATTTGAGTTATATAGGATTAAGTTATCTAAAATCTAAATACATGATAACTGATACTATTGAAGATCCTCAAGTTATGTTTATGGCTATTTCTATGGATATGTTTAGAGATTTACAATCTGAAGATAGATTAATATATATAAAAGACATGTATGAAGCATTAAGTACATTTAAAATTTCTTTACCGTCTCCTATGATGAGAGCGTTAAGAACTAATAATACTGATTATGCTAGTTGTGTAGCGTTAAGAGCAGGAGATAGTATTGATAGTTGGACTCAAGTATTTGACTCATTAGTTAAACATACTGTAGCTAGTGCTGGTATAGGTATTGATATTTCTGAAATAGCTAGTATCGGTGATAAAGTTAAAAATGGACAAATTACACATGCAGGTAAAATACCGTTATTAAAAGCTATTGATGCTTTAATTCAAACATCTACTCAAAATGGTAGAAGAGGTCAAGCAGTAGCTTATATTAATATATTTGATCCTGAAATTGAGACTATATTAGCTTTAAAATCACCTAGAACTGATGTAGCTAAAAGAATCAATGATCTTAAATATGCAATTAAAACTAATGAATTATTTTATCAAAGATTTTTAGAAGGTAAAGATATTACATTAATTAGTGTAAGACAGTATCCTGAATTACAAAAACTATTTAATAGTAATGATATCTTAAATTTCACTAGACTTTATGAAACTATAGAAAGAGAAAATCCTGATTTACCTAAAATATCAGCAGAAAGGTTATTTACTACATTAGTTACAGAAAGATTTGAAAATGGTGTATATTATCTTTTTAATGTAGATGAAGCTAATGAAGATACACCATACTATGAATCTATTAGTCAATCTAATATTTGTATGGAGTTTATAAGTCCTACTAAACCTGTTACTGAATATTCTAAAAAATGGAATAAACCTAATATAGGTATATGTATTTTAGGTAATATTAATCAAGGTACAGTTGAAGAAAAAGATTTAGAACATTATACTAAGCTGTTAGTGTATGGGTTAAATAATATTATCCATAGACAAGAACACCCAAGAGCAGAAGCTAATGCATTTGTAAGAGATTATGCTTCATTAGGTATTGGATTCATGAATCACGCTTATTGGTTAGCTAAAAATAATTGGAAATATGGTAATAAGGATGCTTTAATTGCTTTAGATAGGTGGATGGAAGGGTTCCAGTATTATCTTATTAAAGCTTCAATGGAATATGCTAAAGAATTTGATGCTGTGTGTAACAAATTCGAAGAAACTAAATATAGTAGGGGATTAATGCCTTTTAATAGAACTAGCTATAATAAAAATAAAAGTTTATGTTATGATTGGGGTAGTTTGATTAAAAATGTAAAAGAATATGGTATGGCTAATGCTGCATTATCAATGATACCACCTAGTGAAACTAGTAGTGTAATATCTAATAGTACTAGCGGTTTAGAACCGATTAGAGATTTAGTTACAGTAAAAGGTAGTAAGACAAATCCTATAAGTCAATTTGCTCCAGAAGCTTTAAAATTAGCAGATAAATACGATAATGCGTTTAGAAAAAATATTACTAAAGATTTTTTACATCACATTGCTATTGTACAATCGTGGATAGATCAAGGTATTAGTACAAATACTTTTTACAACCCTGAACTTTATGAAGATAATAAAGTACCTATTGAAGAAGTATTAGAAGATATTTTCCTAGCTAAAAAGCTTCATATAAAAACTTTATATTACAATAATACGTATGTAAAAGATACAGCTATGTTAGATGATGCATGTGCTGGAGGAGGATGTTCAGTATGATATTTAAAGAAAATTATATAGACTTTACTAAAGAACCTTTATTCTTTGGTAAAGGTAGAAATGTTACAAGATTAGATCTTAGTATAGAAAAATGGTTATTAGATTTAACTGACAGAGCGTTAGGATTAACATGGTTTAAACACGATTTTACTTATACTAAAGATGCTAAGGATTTTTATGAAATAGATTCTGAATTACAAGAATTATTTATGAAGAACCTTAAATTTCAAACATTATTAGATTCTGTAGCAGAAAGAAGTGTAAGTGAGGTATTTAAACCGATTACAACTAATCCACAATTAGAGACATGGTGGACTGTTCATGCATTCCAAGAAAGTATACATTCTCAAACTTATGCAGAATTAGTTAAAGCTTTACCTATAAATGCTTCATTAGAATTTGATGATATTATGTTTAATCCTTACATTTTAAATAGGGGTAAACTCCTTACAGACGTGTTTAATGAAATAGCTAAGTATAATTCTAGAAGAGTATTATCTGATCATATAGATTATGATGAATACTACCATAAAAAATTATTAGTAAAAGCTTTATATACTTTAAACATTTTAGAAGGTGGTATGTTTCAATCTTCATTTGTAACTACATACGCATTTAGTGAGAATAGTGTAATGGAATCTTCAGCTAAAGCTATCGGTAAAATTCATATGGATGAAAATAACCATTTAGCTATTACTGTATATCTTATAAACCGTCTTAAAAAAGATGATGAATATAAACAAATTTTTATAGAATTACAAGATGAAATTAGACAAATGTATATAGATGCTGTACAATTAGATTTTATGTGGATAGATTACCTATTCCCTGAAAATAAAACTATTAATTTACTAGGATTGAATAGACAAATTTTAAGGCAATATGTAGAATACAATATAAATAAAGTTATGAAATCTATTGGATTAAAACCTTATAACCAAGTGACTAGTAATCCGTGTAAATGGGTATCTAAATATGTAAATGTATCTAATAGGCAAGAGGCGTTAAACGAAAGTGATGGTACTAATTATTTATTAGGTAAACTAAATAAAACACTTTCTGATGATTGGAGATTTAAACTAAAAGGAGATTATTATGAGTAAACAAACTACAGAAGAATTATTACAAGAAAGAGGAGAAAGATACGGATCTTTTTCTTCTTTTTCAGATATTAGTCAGAGTTTAAAAAATAAAGTATATGTAGACTTAAAATTGGATAAGAATAGAAAAGAAGATAATATGGTAATTCTAGAAGGAATGGATATGATTATGCATAAGATTGCAAGAATACTTAATGGTGATCCATATTATGATGATAATTGGAAAGATATTGCTGGTTATGCGAAATTAGTAGCAGATCAATTAAATAAGGACGAAAACGGAAAATAAAGAATCTGTATATGTATTAGCTTTTGATGATACAGGTTATATATAATTCTATAAGGTAAAAGAAGATTGTTTAGAAGATTTAGTTATAGAATTAGACAGTGAAGGTAAATTATTTACAGTAGTAAGTAATAAAATAAAAGATGATACATTAGTATTATCAATTAAAAATAATTAAGGTGTATAAATGAATAAACAAGAAATGATTACTGATTTAAGAGATTTAGCAGATACTGCTGAAAATAACGATTATGAGTATCAAGCAGTAAATTTAAGAGAAATAGCAGATGCTTTACAATCAAAAAGAAATATATTTGATAGAATTAAAGTATGGAATGAAGAGAGATTATTAGATAAACAAGAATTTAGTTTATCTAATGAATTAACTAATATTATGGAGGAATTATTCGAATTAAGAGGTATTAAAATCCATAAAAAGAATAGAGAAACGTTTAAAACTAATTTAGTAACTCCGTTATTTAGGATAGACGAAGATCCGGAAGTAATAAAAAGAACATTAGTACAAGATGATGAACTAGTAGAAAATACTATTAAAGACCAGTTAGACGCATTAGCTGATATTGTTGTATTTGCTGTTGGAGCTATGATTAAATTAAAAGCTGATCCTAATTGTGTAATGGATGAGACTTTAAAAGAGATTGAAAGTAGGACAGGTAAAATTATAGACGGTAAATTCGTTAAAGATTTAACAGGTAATGGGTATATAGCTAATTACGAATTATGTTTAAAGGATAAAAATGTTAAATGATAAGATTAAAACTAATGAGGAATTCAATACTACTGTATATGTAAACAAGCTATTAGAAAAAATGTTTTATTTGTTTAACCAACCTACTGCACCTAATGGACAAGTAATAGGTGCTACTTTATCAGCTAATATGTTTTTAAAAGGTGTATTAGCTAGTGGAGTATATACTCCTAAAAAGAGTATAGATGAATGTAAAGATCAATTAATAGCTATTGCGTTAGATGCATTAGAGGCTTTAAAATCTGCTGATATTGATATTGATAAAGAATTAGAAGAAGCTATTAAAAATAGGTATTAAAGGATATAAATGAATGTAAGAAATGGATTTATAATTGATGCTATAAAGTTTGTTACTAAAACTAAACCTATTAAATTTGTTAACGAATTTGGAGAGATAGGGTTAGTATGGAATAGTAAATTGTTTAGGGCTTATATGCAGGGAGAAAACGATACTATACATGTTATAAGTAATAAATTAAAAGGTTATTCTTGCAATGTAACTCCTCATTGGTCTAGATTAAGAACATTAAATAAAATGAGAATAGCATGAAATGGTTGATTTTTTTATTACCTATTAGTATATTTGCTAATAATTTAATTAAACAGATTTATATTAAAGGTAAAGAATTTAATTATGGATATACCCTTGTAGCTATTGCTTATGTAGAAAGTAGATTAGGTAAATATATGATTAACTTACAAGATCCTTCTTGTGGGTTATTTCATGTTATGCCTTCTACATTATCTACTAATAAATGGAAACAGTCAAGAATATGTGAAGCATTGATAAAAGATAACGATTTTAGTATCTCAGTAGCTTTAAAACGTTTAAAGTATTTTGAGAATTACTGGAAAAATAAAGGGTATAGAGGTACAAAACTATGGAGAAGAACTGTTAATTCTTATAATTCTGGTTTTGGTAATAATCCTAAATATGTACAGAAAGTTATCAATGCTGTAAAAAAATTCAGATATATAATAAAGGACTACTGATGTTAAATGATTTAAAATTATTTGGTATTAAATTTACAAGATCAGAATTAAAGTTATTTAAAAACCATATTAAAAGAATTAATAAAAGGATTCCAGCTTTGGATGAAGATAATATTTCTTTGGGTATTATTGAAAGTGATTATAATATAACTTCATTAAGTACAATAGATACTTATAAACATGTATACGGTAATATATTAAATAAACTAATTAAAGATTTATTATATGATGAATTTAAGAAAAATGAAAGATTATCTAAAGGATTATTTCAAATAGGACCATTTAATAAATGGTACAGAAAATTAGATATACATAATCTTTGTATTACTGATAATGCTATTTATTTCCCTAAACAGTTTGAGCAATTAATTACTAAATCTAATTCATATTTCGAATTCATAGATAATGCAGTAACTGATTATTTATTATCTTCGGAAATGTGATGAATGAAAATATTGAATTAAATGAAAATAACTATATTGAAGTTTATCAAAAATTAGATTATCTTATACATTATAATGGTGGTATTTTTAAAATAAAAGGATCTGAAAATATTAATAAGTTATCTATACAAGATTTAATTTATAATGCAACTAGCATACTTGATCAATACTATGAAGCAAATATAGAAATTACAGAACAAGGTATTACCATTAACGGTAATAGTAAATACCGATTTTTAAATTCTTATAGTAAAGAAACAGTAAAACAATGGATAAAAACTCAAATTAAAAATAAGCTTCAATTAGATAGTTATATTAGATTTAATTATAATTGTCATTTAAATGAATTAAGCAAATATGAATTATTTGAAATAATATTAGATTATGTATAAAGGAGAAAAGATGAGTGTATCGTTATTGTATATAAGTCCATTAATTTTAATAAGTAATGGAATAAGACAGAGTCATGATACTACAGATAAAGCGGATAGTTTTATGTTAGACCAATCAGAAAAGAATATTGAAATATGTCCTTATTGTGGTTGTCAAGAATTAATAGAAGCTTATGGTACTGATCCAGTACAATATACAGCTATATGTAATAACTGTAAAGCTAATCTTGATTATCATATAGGAGATAAAGATTATGCTTTAATTCAAAGAGTAGGTTTTAAATTTAAGCATGAAAGTGTATTAGAACATTCTTTAATCGTATTTGAATTTGAAGCATCTAGGGCTTTATTACAAGAATTATCAAGACATAGAATAGGAGTTAGTCCTACTATTAAATCTACTAGATATACTCTTAAAGAGCTTAAAAAAGAAAAACCTTTTACTTGGATTGAAGGTAGAGAAAAATTATATAAGAGAGCAGCTAAGTATCTTTATATGGTTAAAGATGATAATAATACTGTTTATAATGAAGTAAATCATGCAAGTATTAAAGCTTTAGAAAATCTAAGACAACTAATTGTATCTGGTTTTAGTAACGATAAAGTAAAATACGCTTTACCAGAAGCTTATAAATTTAAAGGTCAAGTTAGTTTTAATATAAGAAGTCTTATGCATTTATTAACTCTTAGATTACCTAAAGATGCTTTGTTAGAATTTAGAATTTTAGCTTTAGAAGCATTATTAGCATTACCAGATGATTATAGAGAATTGTTAAGACAAAATGAACAATTAAAAGATTTAGAAGATTCATTACGTATGCAATTAACAGGTTTAGTAGATAATTTATCTAAAATATATACAGTAGAAACTGATGGTTTTAATTAAAGGAGATTAAATGAAACTTAAATATTTTAAACTAGAAGAATTTGCTTGTCCTTGTTGTGGACAATGTGATATGGATGATATTATATTACAAAAACTAGATAAAGCTAGAGATATTGCAGGTATACCATTTCATATAAATAGTGGTTATAGATGTAAAGAACATAACAAATCTGTTGGTGGTTCACTTACATCTTCTCATCTAAGAGGTCTAGCTGTAGATATCAGAACTACTAGTAGTAAAGATAGATATCATATATTAAATGCTTTATTGCATGTAGGCTTTAATAGGTTAGGAGTAGGAAAACATTTCATTCATGCAGATGTCGATACGAATAAAGTACAAGATGTTATATGGGATTATTATGAGAAACATTGATTTTGAATTTCATTATACTACCTCTGATGAGGTATATGATGCTATTTATCAAACAGATGAAGTATATAATATATTTGCATATATGCTTTTAAATAGTGTAGAAACAGTTACTGTTGAGTATGGTATACCTAAAATGTATGATGATGGATCTGATTATGTACTAGAAACTAAAGGTATATTATATATTAGTTTAGATGATATTGCAGAAGAATGCAGTATTACTGAATTAGTTAAACAGTTTATTAAAGATAAACGTTGTAAATCAAAGGAGTAATATGAAACTAAAAGAATTACAAGATAGAATTACAGAGATCTCTAATTATATTATAAAATTAGAAGACAAACTTAAAAATAAGTATGCTCATACACCTGCTATAGCTTATGAGATTAGATTAGATATTGATAATTGTACAAACGAGTTACTTAAGTTAAGACAAGAATTTGATAGGTTAGTAGAAGAGAATAATGAGTAGTTTATTTACTCTACTTAAAGCTATATTTATTACTGTATTTATTATGGTAATACTTATAGTTATATTTTATTCTTCTTATTTAATCTTGCCTATCTCTATTACAGCAATAGTATTTACAGTTACTTATATATCACTAAAAGAATCCTCCTACTATTAAAGAGGATTCAACTTAGTTGGTATAACTGCATTTATATTTACTAAATCGAATGGATTATTTACAAGTTCGTATTTACTAAGTATATTACTACTAAATATTGATTGAGGATTTTCTCCTACAGCATTAAATACTATTTCTCCTATACCAAATGATAGTAATCTTCTCTTAACCATATTATAAATAACTTTTTGTATTCTCATCCAATAAGCTGGGAACATTAATATACCATTATCAGATAGTATTTTTATCTCTATAGGCATTTCTTCTTTATAATCTGGGAATGCTTTAATTACCTCTTCTACTGCTTTATTATGTTCAATTCCAGTATCTCTTAAATGTCTATAATATGTTTCTTTAGCTATTATATCAGATAAATCATTCATCATTACACCTGTCTTAACTATTTCTGATTTAGGTGATAGTATAAATTGTTGTACATACGATACTATATCATCTTCATTTTTATATTCAGCAATCTGTTCCATAGCAGTATTTAATCTTTGTTCGAATACCTTAGTACTATCTGCTTTACCAAATATTTTAGCCATTTCACCTAAAACATTTTCTAAGTTATAACCTAGTTTAGCTAACTTCATAACTCCTCTAGATGCTTTATTAGGTTTACCATTTTTATCTAATAAGATCTTTTCTAATCCCCATTCAATATCTGCTTGTAGTCCTGATATAGTTTCAGTATATGAGTTATTGATAACATCAGAACTGATAGAGTTAATAAATCCATTTTTAACTGCGTTAGCCATAGGATGTTTATCAAATCTATCTCTAGCTACTAAATACTCTTTTTCTGCTTTTTTAACTTCTGCTGTAGTGAAACTGTTAGACTCTTTTAATAGGTTGTATCTATATCTTTTTAATACCATATCTAATCTTACTTCATCTAATGTTCCCATATCTTTCATTATTTTACTACCGTACTGAGCTATCTTAGTAATAGGTACACCCATAGTAGCTAAGTAATCTACATTAGATGCTACATCTCCTACTATCTTTTTAGGATTAGCAATTACCATACCTAATTTAGCTCCTGATATAATATGTTTCCATACTCTACTAGCAATTCTCATCTTTTCAGATTTAAAAATACTATCTTGTCTTTCACCTAGTAGCCAATAACTAATATCTTTTCTGACTAACGATATTTCATTATTAAAATTATGAATATTAGATAAAGTTTTAGGTTTAATCATATATTTTTGTTTTATTTCTTTAGGTAAATCTTCATACTGTACGTTATCGTTTAGTTTTATAAAGTATGGATGATCTACATCAGGTGCTTTGATTAGATTTACTATAGTATTTATTCTAGGGTCATTAGTAGAATCGATTTTCATAGTTAAGGATTCTTCTAGTAATCTATCCCTAATAACTATAGTATCATTAGCTACTGCCATATGTTGAGTAGATCTAATAACTACATCTTTAGCATCTGTAATATAACCTAAAGTTTTCTCTTCTTCCTCGGTTAATACCATCTTAAATTTTCTATCTTTATTAGATTCTCTATTTATTGTAACTATATTGTTTTCTTGTAAATTCTTTTTGTATTTACTTATTATATGTTCTGGTACATATATATCTTGTTGATTATATCTAGCGTCTGTACCTATACCGTTAGTAGCAGTATCATCATAAACTTTTCTATAAATTACTCCTATATTATTATCTGTAGGTTTTCTTAATACTTTCCATCCATTCTCACTAGTAAAATCGTAATGGTTTAATTCATCTTGAGTTATTACTTTAGTTTCAATTTTATCTCTAGTTACTTTTCTAGTAAATGTTTGATGTGCGTATCTTAAAGATTTATGGTTACCTTTATTATTATGTACTTTATTAGTATATGCTTTTAGAGCTAAAGCATTATCTGATAATATAGTACTTAATTGTTTATGTTCTAATAATCTAATAATATCAGTATCTTTTATATTTTCTTTTTCAGCTAACTTTTTAATACTTAATAAAGTAACTACTGCTTCAGCATTATGATTATTTCCGAATACTTCATAAGTATTATATACTAAGTTTTTACCTACTTTTTTATTTACTACTACATCAGCTATCTCATCTAATAATTCCATATCTTTTTTACTAAAATCGTTTTTATATAAAGCTAATGCTTCATTTACAGGTTTACCTTTGGCATTTAATGGTAAACTATAGTATCCATGTAAAGGTATCTTATTAGCTATAGAATCTAATAACTTCTTATCTTTATTAGATAATGTTTTTATGATAGAGTCCATTTCACTCATACCTTTGTCAATCATTCTATTACTATCTTCCATAATATTTTGGTATAAAGATATTAATTCATTTTTAGTTTTAGCATCAGCTAAAGGTTTAATATGAGTATAGTGTAATAATTTTTGTAATGGAGTATTTTCTTCATATAAATCCATTACTTTATCGAATGCTGTTGCATATATAGGATAATTGATCTTAAGCTTATCGTGTAAAGCTTTTAATGCTTTAATACTTAATGATTCACCTTTATCAATAAAAGCTGCTCTAATCGCTTCATTTGCTCTAATAAGAGTAGATTGTTCTATTTTATCATCTAATCTTTTTTCTGGTTTATAGCTTTGGGGATTATCCTTATAAATTTCATCTACTTTTTTATCTTTATACATAATATTACCTTTAGATGTTTTACCTTTAACTGCTCTATGTAAAAATCCTTTATTTATAGTAGATGAGATAGATTTAGCTAATAAATCAGGAGATAGATTAAATACTGTTTCTCCATCTTTAGTTTTAAATGTAATATTATTTTTATATGATTTACTAGTAGTGAAATCTTTAAAATCACCTTTCATAAAACTTTTTAAAACTCTTTGAAGTATTAAAGCTACTTTCTTTAAATATCGTACAAGATCTATATTTCTTTTACTATTAGTTTTTTCTGTATGCTTCATTAATGAATTATTTACTTTATCTCTAAAATCTTTATTTACTGTATATAGCGTAATAAACTCATTTAATTGATCTTTAGTATTACTATATGATTTAACATGTTGAATTCTACTATCATCACTCATTAACTTAGTAACTAGATCCATAGCAGCTGTAATATGATTTAAATTTACATCTTTACTATATTTAACATCTTTAGTTTCATAGAAATTTGTTTTAGTAGCTCTTTCATTTATGTAACCACTTATAACAGTATGAGCTATTTCGTGTTCAATAACTTCTTTAGTTAATAAAGACTTATCTCTAACAATAATAGTATCAGTATTAGGATCATATATAGCATCTTCTGATATATTAGGGTTTATTTCTACTTTAGGTAGCATATTGTTATCCATAACTTGTTTTATTAATGGTGATTTTTCAGCTAAAGACTTAATAAATTTAGTATTTTCACCTTTACTATTTACAGTTTGTTTTTTACTAACTTTCTTATGTTCTGCTTTAACCTCAAATCCAAATAGGTAACTACTCTCGGTATCAAAATGTTCATCTATTAATTTCTGTTTTTGCTCTTTACCTTCTTTAATCTCACCTTTTAAAAGATTAATAGACTTTTTAGCTAACTCTATATCTTTTTTTTCTTCTCCATTTAATTTCCTGCTTTCAACTTCTTTTACCATTAATTCTATAGATTTTAATAATTGTTCTTTAGTATCATAATCCCTTAAAACTTCTTTAGTAGCTTTAATATATTCTTCTTGTACAACTGTAGCTACTTTAGGATTAGCTATTACTGCATCTTGAATACCGTAAATATTAAAATCATTACCTAACCTATTTTTAGCTGCTACTGTTGCTTTAGCTAGTATAGCTTCATCAGTACTATGTGTTGTTAATGTTCCGAATGTAGTAAATAACGGTACTTCTTCTACTTCCATTATTTGATAAGTATTACCATTTTCATCTTCTACTTCTTTAATAACGTTATTTCTTTTCATTAAAGGTATACCGTATTTCATTAAGTCTTTAAAATCTGGATTCTTTAATTCCATAGCACTTAATGCCGGTAGTATCTTTAAAGGTATATTAAATTTAGTTGCTAAATTCTTAGCCATATCAAACATACTTTTAGTTCTCTCATCAAATGACTCAAAGTATTTACCTTTAGCTTCTTTTTCAATTACACTATACAATATATCTGGTATATGATTTTTTTCTTTTAACCTTTTAACTAACTTATTTTTTAAAGCTGGATCATCTAAAAGATTATAATCTTCTGGTATATTTTCTTTACCTAATAGTTTATACGCATATGCAGATGCTTTCTTTTTAGATTCTGTATCTCCTTTTTCTATAGATGCTATAATTAAATCTGCGATATCTCTAGCTATTGAAGATCTAGCACCAGATCTAGATTGTTGATAAATAAGTGATACTGTAGGTATCTTTGCTATATCTCTTAAACTTTTAAATATACCACTATCAACTAAGTCTTTTAGTTTCTCTTTCTTTTCTTCTATATTATCATCTATATTTACATTACTTTCTAATTCAGCTAAGAAATCTAATTCGTTAGTATTTTCTTTATCACTATCTAATAACGTTTCAATACCTTTTTCAGCTAATTGGTATGGATCTCTTATTGACTCTACATTTTCAGTATTCTTAAATATACCTAACCCCATAGCTAACTTTATTAGCTCTGCTCTCTGTTCTGGATTTGCTGTATTCAATTTCTGTAAAATCATAATAGAAAATCCACTAGCTGTAGCATCTGGTTCTACATTAAAATCAGTTTCTATTTTATTACTATCTTTAGCTTTAGCTATATCAGCTATACCTTTTAATGCTTTATATACCTCAGTAGGTGTTTGTCCTTTAAACATTTTACCTGCATTTATATTTCTAGCTAATACATCTAATAGTTGTCTTTCAGTTACACTTCCTTTTATAATTTCTTGTACAAATCCTTTAGTATAAAATATATCATCTTTAGTAGTACCTTTATTATTTAAATTGTTTACTATATCAGTAATCGTTTCTTCAGCTGTTTTATCGTCTTTAGTTAAACTTAAAATATCGTCAATACCTTCAAACATTACTTGTTCAGCAATACTACCTTTTTCTATACTTACTTTATTGCCTACTCTTACAGCTCCTCTTACAAACTTATCTAACTGTGCATTAAGAAAACTGTTTACGTCATGTAATCTAGCATTTCTTACAAAAGCATATGTAGGAAACCATTTAATTTCTTCAGGGTATTTTCCATCTTCTAGTTTTTGATCTATTAGCCAGTTTACTGCTGATTCTATAGGACTCATCATAGATAAGTTTTGCCCTAATGTAGATGTCTTATTAGCCTTTGAATGTTTTTCATTTAAACCTAATACTTGAGCTATATTTTGTACTTCTGGTAACGATGAGTTTTTAATAAAAGCACTAAATGGTTGATCCATATTATTTTCATATTCTCTTGCTAACGCTAATAACATATCAGTAAATGATTTATCTAATTTTAAATCTACTGTCTCCATAATATCCCTAAATAATTTATTAAGATTAGTCACTTCCATGTAATCACCTTTAGCTAAATCTTTAGCAGAAGGTTTTTCTTTAGGTGGATAAGTAACTAATGTTTCTCTAACTAATCTAGATAATGGATTCAATGTTTGATTTAATGCTGTATATAGTTTATTACTATTAATCCCATTATACCCTTTGTATAGATTTTTTTTAAATGCTTCAATTTCTCCTGCATTAAACATAGTTCTATTTAATACTAAAGATACAGAAGGCATAGTATCTATTTTAGTTTGACCTTTATTTTCTTCAGAATAAAAATCGTTAACTACAGGTTCGTTACCTGTTTTAAGGATACCTTGTCTTTCTAGTCTTTCTATTTGTTCCATACCTATTTTATAATAAAGTAATTCTCTTTTATGTTTATCTTCTTTCGTTAATTTAATATCATCTTTAACTGCTATACCTTGATTATATGCTACTTCTCTACCTATTACAGTAGCTAATCTAGCTAATGGTATATTAACTGTTCCAGTATCTTTATTTACGATATTATTTACATCCAGACCTTCACTATCAATTTTAGCTAATTCACTACTAATACTATCTACTATATGTTTCATAGTAATTATATTTTCTTTAGTGTTTATCTCGTTAGTAAACAAGCTATAAAAATCTTTTTGTAATACTTCTTTATTACCTTCCCAAAATAAACTCTTCATTCTTACTTTAGTAGCATTATCTAATATAGTAGGTATTGAAGCTAATTCATACCCATTTCCGTTTAATATATCTTTAATTAATGATGTTATATCACTAGCTTTAATGTCCCATATACTAAATTTAGGTTTTCTATGAAGTTTAGAAGCTAATTCTTTTTTAGTAGCTTCTTTATCTATCATATTAAAATATTTATTAAATTCTTCTTTAGTTATACATGCCATTTATTCTCCTTAACATATCATACCAGCTTCTTCTAATCTTTTAAGTATTTGATCTATATCCTGTTTATTTGGTTTACTATCTAATACTGTATATTCCATAGAAGTACCTTTATCTTCTTCTGTTTTAGATGAGTTTTCCCATTCTCTTTTAAGTGCTTTACCTGTATCTTTGATAGTTCTAATTATATCATTAAGTCTAATACTTTTATTACTATTAGTTAATTCAAGTAATTTTATATTCGATTCTATTAAGTTTAACTCATTATTAGAAGGTAAACTATTAAGTATTTCATTATTATCTTTTAAAAATCTTATTAAATTTTTATAGGCTTTAAATTGACCTTTTAATGTATTTAATATATTAGAATCTACAATATGTGTTTTATTAGAATTATCTAATAAAGCTTTATACTGAGTATTTACGTGCTTAGTTAGATCTAACTTAAAATCTTTATCCGTATCATATATCTTATCTCCTATAAATGCTTTAACTAATGGATCTACTATTGGATGGTTTAATATACTAGGGTGATTTTCAATTAAATCTATCATATACTTTGTAATCAAATTTAATGAATCTTCTGATAAGTTAGGTTGTTTATTTTTTAAAGCTAAATATATATTATCTCTGTTTATTGTTGTATCTAGATTTAATTTACCTGATAACGCATCTTGTAATTTACTTATAGGATTACTATTAAAATCATTAAATAAATGATCATATATATTATTACCTTCTTTACTTAATTTATTTAGTAATAATAAGGATAAGTCTTTATTTTTATCTTTTACTAATTCCTCTCTAGCCTTTTTTAATGTTTCTAAAAAATCTATAGCTTCGTTATTATCATTTATTCTATATGTATCTTCAGATACCCCTATATCTTCTAGTAATTTATTGGCTTTAATTATAGGATTTTCATTATCTGTATAATCTAAATCAATACTAGTTCCATCTCCAGGTTTATTAATTTTAATAACCTCTTTAATTGCTCTTTCGCTAGGCAGTTTACCAGATTTATCAGTAGTAATTTTAGAATACATATTTCCTATAATTTGTATTTTAGTAGGATTTACTTCTTCAGAATTTAAAGTATGTTCACCTTTAATAACTTCTGGATTTATATTAGTATCTCCTAAATTTATATTATCTAGTGTTAATGTTTCATCCTTTTTACCAAATAAAGTATTATAAGCTTCTATTTTAGTGTTTAATGCTTTATTGATAACAGCTTTAGTTTTATTTATTTGTTCTTCATTCTTTTCTGTAATTATTACACTATCTATACTATCTTTAAGAGATATTAGTTTATCTAACGATAAGTTATGAGATAAGTCTTTAGATTTGTCTTTCGTTTCTTTACTTAAAGCTGAGATTATATCACTATTAGGTGTGTTATTGTGTACTTTGACTTTAGCTATCTTTATAGGTTTAGTTTTAGTTTCTCCTAATTTTATAGGTCTACCAAGTGAGTTTAATTGAACTATTGCTTGATTATTAGTAAATACAGATTTATCCAATAAATCAGCTAATTTAGTTTTAAATTCTACTTCTTCTGTTTTAGTTAAAGGTTTACCTAGTATATCCGTAATTTTATCTTTAACTAAACTATTTTTATACTTAGTAGCTAGTGAGTTGATAGTATCTACAGTATTGTAAGTTATATCATTTTCATTTGTTAAACTTTTTAAGTCAGTATTATACTCTACTAAAGCATTTTTAATTTTATTTAATAATTCATCATTAACAGGTTCATTTAATAAAGTATCTAAAGACATTTTACTATCTTGTTTTTTAAGATCTATTTTATCTATAACATGTGATAGTATTTTCTTAGTATCTGTACTTAATATATCTTTAAATTTTTTATCAGTATTCTCTATTATATCTAAGTTATCTATTTTATCTATTACAGTATCTATATATTTCGTAGTATCTTCTACGTTAGTGTCAGTAGGTACCAAATCTCTAATAATAGCTGTTTTTAAAGTATTTACAGTTTCTGGATCTACATTATTCATTTTAGTTTCTTGAACTAAATTTGTAATAGTATCTGCATGGTCTGCGTATTTTTCAGTAGCTTTATCGATAGTCTTTTCAGTAAATTTTGTTTTAACTAAATCATTATACATATCTCTATTAATTTTATTAGCTTTTCTTAAAGCTTCTACTGCAATTCTATTATGTTCATTTTTTACATTTAGATGATCATTATCTACTATTTTAGCTGCAGACGTTACTTTATGTTTTTTAATAGTATAATCTACTGCTGATTTAGTTAGTTCTACAGTACCTAATAAAGATTTAATTGCAGTACTAGGTACTTTACCTGTTCCGTGTAGTACTCCTGCTCCTGCTGCTGCACTACCTGCATTACCTGCAATTTCATTTAAAGCTTCTCCAGTAAGTTTAGCAAAACTATCATTACCGTTTTTAACGTTATAATCATGCCATTCTTGTAAAAACTCTTGAGTATATTCTCCTGCCATTGAAGCAGATACTTTACTAAAACTTTTAACTCCTTGAGTAGCAGCTAATGCTGTATATCCTACAGCTTTAACTATCGTTGGAGATTGACTAGCAGCTATATTTAATTTATTAAATAATACTGCTTTATCTTTACCTAGAGTTAAAGTACTTTTTAATACGTCTTTAGTACCATGAGCTAATAAATCGAAATCAGCTCCACTAATAACTGAATCTATAGAAAAATATAGTAATTTATCAGCTATAGACATATCTTTACCAGTAGTTTCTTTATACTCTTTAGATATATCTTCAGTATCATTAGCTGCTAATATCCATCCTTTACCAGCTGCCTTATCTACAGTAGTTAATGCGTACTTAGTTAAATCTTTAGCTTTATTTACTGAGTACCCATACATCTCTTTAACTACTGAATCCATAGCTTTGTTCTGAACTGCTTTACTAGCTAAATCTTTAGTTACAGTACTAGTAAACATTCCTGTACCTTTAGCTATACCTACAGCTGCTTCACCTAATCTAATTTCAGGGGTAAGGATTAAAGCCATTATAGGTCCAGTACTATCAGCCATAGATGTAAATGGATGTGCTAAACCATGTTTAAATCCTTTTATAGTAGCGTCAAACCAACCAGTAGAATTATCTGATATTTTTTTAGCTTCTTTATTGTATTTATCTATCCAAAAATTATCTACTTCTAATTGTGTTGAAGGTATTGAATCTTCCATAATATCAGCTGTTTTATTAAATCTATCTTCAATACCTTTAGATAAAGTTAAAGCACCTAATACTGTACCTATACCTCTTTCAGCTAATGCTGCTGTTTTAATGCCATATTTAGATACAGAGTTTAAAGCTCTTTTACCTACGTTACTCCAAGATTCATCTTCATTATCTTTAGTATTAAATTCTCTAGTTAATCTATTACTATTTTCTATTTCGTTAGTTTTTGCTATATCTTCATATACATTACGGTTAGCTGAATCCATAGCTAATAAATTTTCTTTTTCTCTTGATACTAAAGAAAAATCTCTATAAGCATTTAGTAAATCTAAATGCTTTTTGGCTTCTTCTGGATTGTCTTTATAAGCTTGTTCTATCTGTTCTTTATCTTTATTATAAGCTTGTTCTATAGGGTCTACTACTTTTACTGATGAACTTATTTTATCGTCTAAAGTTTTGGTAGCTTGTTCTAGTTTTTCATCTAAGATACTAAACGCTTTAGGGTTTATGTTTTCTATATTAGGGTTTACTATTTCATTATTCTCCATTATTTTGTCCTAAAATATCAAATCTATTAAGTTTGTTTACTTCGTTTTTTCTAACTCCAGCCAATCTAGCTGCTTCTGAATACGATGCTCCCATCTTATAGTAAGTTTTCATATAAAAAGCTTTCCTAGCTAGAGAACTTTTAAAATTACCATTATTATCTACAAATTGTTTAGGTACTGCCATACCTCCTGTTTTAGGGTCATATACTAAAGTATTAGATAATGCTGTTTTTACTTTATTAATATCTCCTTTCATTTTAACTGATAATGTACTTGCTATATCATTATATGTTTTAGAATTAATATAAGATTGTTTACCATATCCTTTATTAAACCATTTAGATTTATTAGTATTTACTGCAGCATCTAGTTTACTAGAATCTACATCTAAATCTGAAGATACTATTTTAACTAATTCGTTTTTAGTTTTAGTTTGTTTTTCACTATTACTTTTATTAAGATTAGTATAATAAACACTTTTTAATGTAGGTTTACCGTCTAAACCCCATACATATTCTGAATGATTTACCCTATTACCGTTTTTATCAAATGTAAAGTAAACACTACCTGGAGATTTAAGAGAATTATTATATTCATTTTGTTTTTTCTCCTCTTTTGCTGCTATAGCATCTTTCCTTTGTTGTTCAAGTTGTTTCTTTTGCCACTTTAATCTTTCTTGTTCTAAATTGACACGTTTAACATTAGCGTCTGCATTCATTCTAACTGCTTCACCTTGTTTTTTATATAAAGCTATATGTGCGTTAGTCTCTGCTGTATCATTAGCTTCAGTAGTGGCTAAATGATGTATGTCTGCTACTGTTTTTGAATGGTAATCTTTTTGTTTTGATTGATCTAAAGTTAATGTCTGATCTTCTATATATTGTGTATGTTTTAATGCTAATTCATTTAATTTGTCTATTTTTTCTTGTCGTAGCATATCTGCTACACTAGTAATAGAATCTACTGCTTGTTTACTTCCTTTTTGTATTTGTTCAGACGATGTTTTCATTAATTCGTTAGCGTCTGAAAAATCAGCTTTTACATTCTTCCATTCCATTATCTGTCCTTTATTGGATAGCTGAACCGTCTACATGTCTTTTATTAGTAGCTGCTATTCTATCTTGTTTTTGTTCTTCTGTTAAGGTTCTACCTGCTAAAGAGTTACCTACTGCTGTTCTTCTGTCTAATTGCTCATTAATAACTAAAGCTTGGTTTTCTAGGTTTCTATTAGTTAAATCTTTTTGATACCTGAATTGTTTTTCGGCTAATTTATAATTTTTATAACCTAGCCAAGCATTTGCTATACCTGCTACTGCTCCTACTGCTGATGCTCCTGCTTTCCAGTTTTCTGCTGTTGTATTTCCTATATTAGTATCTGTAGTATTAGATGTATTTACAGTATCTGATTTTGTTATGATTCCGTTATCGTTTACTTCTCCTACACCTACTACAGATTTACCGTAATCTGATGAACTACCTGTATATAAACTTTGATTTATTAAACAAGTTATATCTCCTGATGCACATGCCATTTTATTTCCTTTTACTTTTAATATCTTGGTAAGACTGTTTGAGTTTGTCTTTCATAATTATACAATAAGGCATTATCGTATTGTATTGATATAGCTTTATACCTTTGATTCTCTAAAGGAGAATATTCAGGTATTATTTTCTCTGTCTCAGCTGGATTTTGTAACCATGCTAAAAAAGCAGCATTGATACCTGATAATTTTTGTTCTAATGTTTCTTCGACCTCTTCAAATTCTTTTTCTCTTTCGTCTACAGCTTCTGTAAATTTCTTATACTCTTTTTGTAATTTTTCTTGTTTAGCTCCGTAATATACAGAAACTCCATAAGAAGTTACTGATGCTGTTATTGTTAATGCGTTTACCCATCCTGAAACATCTCCTGTCATAGCAGCTACAGTTAATATTACTACATCTAATACTGCTCTTAACCATGGAGAACTTACATGATCGTTTACCCAATTTAATGCGTAATGTACAGCTATCATAATCAAAGCTGCTTCAAGTAATGCATAAACTGCTGCTGTAGCTGAACCTGCTGTACAAACTGTTACTACTACAACAATAACAATAACAATAATTTGTATAAAATCTGCAAATGCTTTAGTTTCATAATAAGCTAAATGTTCTACATGTAATGCATTTGTATTAAGTTTTAGCGATTTATAGAAAATACTGTTTTTTTCTAAGGTATTAAAATAAGTATCTAATAGTGTCCAAGCTAAAGGTATAGGGAAATTTCCGCTAGATATACTATCATTTACTACACCTTTATATTTACCGTTAGTAATTACTAATAAACTAGATAGACTATCTATCTTTATTTGAAAATAGGAATTATTATCTACCCATTTTTTACAAGTAATAGAATCATCAGTATAACTATGTTCATACTCTTTAACATTAGAAGGTTTCGTACTAGTATTACTGTAGAAATCGTAATAAATTTTATCCCAAGCTAATGTAGCATCAATACATTTATATCTATAAGGTAAACATTTAGCGTTAACTATATTTAGGTCACTACTACTCCATGATACATCTTTACCGTTTATGTATTCCCACATTAAATATAAATATTTACTTACAACTTCAGCTTTATCAGTAGGGTCTAAATAAAACCACAAATAAGCATCCTCTACATCATCTATACTGCTATTGTCTTTTAGTCCTTTAAGCATATCATCAAAATCTACACCTAAATACTTACATAATTTTACTTGTTCATTATATAAATCCTTATCGTAGTTTTCATCCCAAAATTCTTTGTTATTTCTAAATATTACTATAGGCATTGTATCTTCATATATTTCACTACTTCTATTTAAAGCAAGATCTTCTTCGTTGTTAGCAGTTAAATTATATAATGATGTAAACCATTCCCCATTACATTCTTCACAGCTACTAAATTTTATTACTAAATATAAATCATTATCGTTATACGAATAATCTTCGTATAAAGTAGTAGTGTTTGTATATACTGTATCTACTTTTACGTTTTTATAATCACTTAAATCTATAGTCTCAGTTAATTCAGTATCTTTATCAATAATATTAATATTACTTAAAAAGTAATAATTATCTATTATTTCATCAGGAGTACTTGAATAATTCCAATATTCGTCTGAATTATATATTTCAGTTCTTTCTCCTGTATATGTAGCGTTTCCTTTATTATTAGAGTCATTATGATCTAATATAATATCAGTTGAAATAAATTCGAAAGTATCATTATCTTCTTGACTAATACTAAACGAATCATTTGTTAAATCGTCTATATCATCAGTACTAGATACTGAAATAAGATATAAATCTATATTTATATTATCTTTAATGTAAATATTCCAAGTTCTATCATCTTTGTCATTATACTTGTTAACGAAATCTAACATGATAGAATACTTATCATTTAGTGTATTGTCTATATCGATTACATATCCATCAAATGATATAGATAAATCAGTATTGTCTGTAGCTTTATTACCTGTAAAAGTAGTTTTAACTATTTCGTATCCATTATCAATTTCAATTTCTGATTTAGTTATATCTCTATATTTATATTCAGTATAGTATTTTTGAGATATGGTTATAGCAATAGACCCATCATCGGATAAATCTATTGAATTTATTATATAATTTACATGTCCATCGTACGTAAGACTTCCTCGATAATCTAAATAGTTATAGTCAGATCTCATTTTGAATTTAACATATGTATTTAAATCAATCTTATTTGCTACGTAATCTATAATATACTGTCCATCAGTACTTTCTACTTTATCTAATCTCTGTTGTATAACATCGTCATTACAATCTGATTTAGAAAAATCTAATTTAGGTACATCTACTAATGGAGATTTAGTAGCTTCTATATAAGCTGCTCTCAACCTAGCTTTAGGTATAGATATATTTTTCATAAATTCTGTTTTAAATGCGTCTTCTACATCATCTCCGTTTTTCATTTCAAATAACTTAGCTTTTACTATTGACTCTGAAATATTCCAATCATCCTCAAATAATTTATTCATACTAAATGATACCGATACTACATCTTCATCAGTAATTCCGAATAAACTAAAAATCAATTTTAAAGCTGGAGCAATGACTTCTTTCCATACATAGACTACTGCATCTTTTATTGCTTCGTATACATCGTCAGCTGCTTTTTCTATTGCACTTACTGTCTGTCTTATTACAGTTCTTATTATTTTTCCCATAGAATACTATCTTTTAATTGATTTCTAAATTTAATTACTTCTTTATTATAATCTTGTAATCTAATTATAATTTTATTATTTACTTTTTTACCGTATCTTAATAAAGAATTATATGCATTATCAGTGTGTTCTACTATAACTAATTCTTTAGTGTTAATTCTAGATAATACGTAATCCATAAATACATTAAATGCTATAATATCTGTATGTCTATAGCCTACTAAAACAGCTTCAGTTATAGCAGTATTTACTCTATAAGCTAAAATACCTATTATCTTATTTTTTAATTTTAATGTATAACAGTTACCTGTTAATACACTGAATTTTAATCTAGCTATGTAGTGATTAGGGTCTTTAATAGTGTCATAATCAGATTTAAACATATGTAATAAGTTTTTAACTCTGTGTATATTTGTATATTTTTCTATTGTATACGTATTATTACTTATCTTCGATTTGAATTTTGAAACTACCATAAAACCCTCCTAAACCTGATGCTACTATTAATGCTGACTTATTATCTTTTAAATATTTATCATCAATTAACATACATGCTTCTAGTAAACTAGATATACTTAACGTATGTCCTATTTCTTGTTTATAAGTTATTACTTGATTATACTCATTTAAAAAGTCCTCTGCTTCTGTATTCACTTCAGTAAACGTACTATGAGGTTTAATTATATCTGCTTCTGTTAATACCTCTCTATAAGCTTTACTACTAACTGCAAAAGGATTACTATTAAATTCGTAATACGTTTTAATGTCTGATACTTTTATTTTACCTTTCCTAGATAACCTAATAAAAACTAAACCTTCTGATATAGTTATAGGTATTCTGTACTCTTTAAATAACCTAAGTACTGTATAATTGATTTTTACTTCGCCTATTATTAACACTTCATCTACTTTATTAGTATCTAATAAGTATTTAGCTTTTTCAATAGCGTATACTCCTGTAGCACATGTATTAGATACTATATCTGTATAACATATATTACCTTCTATATTTCTAATCCAGTTAGCTATTCTTGATATTAAACTTCTTTTATAAATAGGTGTATCAGGTATTGCAGGTATTTCAGATTGAAATTTAGTAGTATCAGTTAAATATGTCTCATTATCATCTAAACTATATCCACCACCTAAATAAAGTAAAGCTGTTTTATCACCTTTAGTTTTTATAGGTCCTAATTTATTTATTGCATATCTATTTATATCTTGACCGTTTAAATCTTTTAAAGCTTTATATTCTCCTCTATCGATAGTAGGTTTAACTATTTTGTATTCATTAATAAACATCTATCTATTACCTCTTTTATTGTTATATTTTTTATATCTATTTTACTAAAAGGATCTACTCCTTCTATATGTTCTCCAAAATACTTAAATTTACTATCTAACGATAAGAAGAAAGTAGTGATACCGAAACTATCCATTCCAGTATCCACTATCTTAGTATTTTCGTTTAAATCATCAGTTCCATATTCATCTTTTATACATTGATATACAAATTCTTTTATTTCATTTCTATTCATTTTATTCTCCTAACGGATCATTAGTGTTAGTAATACCTAAACTATCAAATAGGTTTCTAGTAACACTATCGATAGGGTTAACTTTTACAGAATCTGGTATTGAAGCATCATCTTGTGCTACTGAATAAGCTACCGACCAATTACCTAATTGCTCTTTAATTAGTCTTAATTTAGCATCATCATCAAACCCTTTAGTTTGCCTTTCAATCAATTCTACTTGTTTATTAGCTACTGCAGTTTGAGCATCTTTTAAATTATTATCATGAGCTATTGCTGCATCTTTAGTTTCTGTAAAGTGTTCTTGAGCGTTTACTAATGCTATATCTGCTTCTAATTTTAATTTATTAGCAGGAAGTATGTAATCTACTTCATATGAAACTTTTTCAGTTTCTGTAGCTACTAACTGATTGTTAAACTCTTCAGATTTAATTTTACTATATGTTAGTAATGTTTGTGCATGAGTATTATTATTTCTATAATTCATAATACTGTCAGTCTCTGTTTGTGTTAGTGTTGTTTTAGCTTTAGATTCTTTTATTTGTTCATCAATTAAAGCTGTTTGATTATCTGTAAGTATTTTTTTACTTGCAACAAGTTTAGTATTTTCTACAATCTCTTGTATTTGATAATTTTTAACTTTAGATTCTAAAACAAATGCATTAGATACTTCTAATACTTTAACTAAGCTATTAAGATATACATTAGCATAATCTTCAGCTGTAATTCTACCATCATCATATTGTTTTTTAATATGTAATTCTACTGTACTCATTAACTTATCAAATGCACCATCACCGATAATAGTATTATCATCTGTAATAACTACATCACTAGTTAAATCATTAATATTAATATCAATAGTAGAAGGTACAAGTGTACTTTCTATATCTCTATTGACTGTATAAGCTTCCATATTTTACCTTATCTTTTTACTTTAGGGTTTTCATTAATAATCTCGATTGAGAATCTTTTAGTTGTTTCAGCTACTTTATTACCTGTAGGTCTTTTAGTTACAGGATGAATTTGTTCTACCCACTTAATCATAGTTTTAGTTTTTAATGCTTTAATAATTGCTTTAGGGATAATCTGTTCTGTATCTTTTTTGATAATAGCTCCTACTTTACCGTATGTATTACCTACAGTAATAACGATAGTAGGTTCTCCACTGTATAAAGGGTCTAAATCAGTCACCTTAGCTAAGATTGGTTTTTTCATCTCTTTAATAATATCATCTGTTGTTTTAGGTCTCATAGGTTGAGATTCTTCCATCTCTTTTAGTTTTTCGTCTACTCTTTCTTTTAATTTATCAAAACCAATATTACTAGAATACTCTACACCTAGTTTATCTGCTTTAGCTTTTAAATCTGTTAATAATTCTTCTTTTGTTTTAGTTGCCATTTGTATTCCTTATTTCTTTTTTCTACCACTAGTTCTTTTAGATTTACTAGTTTTCTTTGTTTTACATGCCATATTAATCCTTTATTAGTTGAATTGTTAAAACATCTATTGATGCTTTAATCATTCCCCTAAGGGAAGACTAGATATTAGAATCTAGTTGCATGTACGATTCTACACATTTTTTCAGGTTCTAATGCAATAGATCCTGCAAAGAAGTTAAATGAGTAGATACCTTGTAAACTATATGGATCTTGCTGATCTGGAGTTCCACCTGGTTTTCTACTTAAGAATTTAACTTTTCCTACACCTTCTAAACCGATAGTAGCAAATGCCCCTTTAGTTACATAGATAATAGGTAATCCATCATAGTAGTCTCCTTCACCTTCAGTATGTCCTCTTCTTTCAGCAGATGCTGCATCAAGGTAAGTGTAGTTCCATCCACCAGTAGCATTAGCTCCTACTTTTTTACCACAACCATCGTACTTCATCATTCTTTCTGCTTGAATAAATCTAGTACTATGTACTGCTCCTACTTCACCTTTAGCTAAGTTTCCAGTAGCTGCATACATTCTAGCTGGTACAAATGCTTTTTGATTAAAATCGTCTTGTAGTAAGTTAAGTTCTCTTACTGTACTTCTACCACAATATGCAAAATACGATGCATTAACTGGTACTGTCCCATTAAGAGTAGAACCTTTAATAATTTCAGTATTCATTTTAGCATAATTAGCTGCTAATGTATCTTCTGCGTCTAAGATTAAACTATAAGTAAGTTCTGACGGTGTATCATTATCATCATCTTTACCGCAAATCTCATCTAACGCTGTAGCTACTCCACCATATAATTCAATACCACATGCACCAAGTAACTCTTTTTGTAAATAGTCGTCATAAAGTTCTGCTGCTAATTCACCCATCTTTTCATAATAATCCATTTCCATTTTAGCATCTGAAAATAAATCTACTTCATCAGTATATTCTAAGAATGCTCCCATTCTAGTAAGTGTACCTTGTTTAGTAATTCTAGTAATACCTACTCTATTTACTCTTCCAGCACCTTCACTAAGTTTAGGTAGACCATCTGTTACATCATATACTGACCTACTTGAACCGTATAGGTTACCGTAGTTACCATCACCATTTACTGGATTACCGTCTTGATCTAATCCTTGATCATTTGTATTTGCATCATCTAAGATATAAAGTGTTTTATGTACTTTAAGTGTTTTACCGTGTTGTAGAGGCATTGTTCTACTATCACACAGTTGTTCAAAGATGATTTCTCTTTTAGCTGTTCTGATTGCTTTTTCACTTAATGCATCAATTCTAACGTTTTCTCCGTTAGTAGCTGTTGTTGTTCCATTACCGTAAATTTGTGCCATTTAATTGTTCCTTAACCTTGTAATATAATTTTCTCTAACTCTTCGTCACTAAGTTTACTTAAATCTTTAACGATATTAGAGACAGGTCTACTTCTTGTTGAAGGAGATGCTTTCTTTTTCTTAGACATAGTTTTAGCTTTACTCTTTTCAATCTTACTATTAACTTGTTCTTTTGCTTGGAGATGTTTTTCGATTTCAGCTACTTTAACTTGCCTAGCTTCTAAGTAAGCTTCGTAATCACTTAATCCAGGATTTAATAGTTTTACTTTTTCCATTTCAGGTTTAACTACTTCAAACATCGTCTTTCCACCTAATACTTCATTAGGTAGCATTTCTTGATGTAGTCCTTTAAATAGAGTAGGTTCTTTAAAAAATTTATTCCTACTAACTTCATCCCATTCATTAAGTACTACGTTTTTTACTTCTTCAAATTGAGGAGTATTACCTATCTCTTTAATAATATCGTTAAATACTACAGTATCATCAGATACTCTATAATCTTTTAACTCAGTGTTTACCTCATCATCTAATCCTATAGATAATTCTGATTCATCTATATCGTATTGTTTAATTAAAGCTTTGATAGTACCATATGGATCTTCTTTCATATTAGCTACTACATTAACTGCTTCACTTAAATCGATACCTAATTCTTCTGCTGTTACAATCTCTTTCTTGTATTTAGCAATAGCTTGAAATTTAGATTGTACACCTATACCTGCACTTGCTAACTTATAAAGTTCATCGATTGATTTAACTTCATATTCTTTACCGTTAGCTTTAATAGGTTTTAACTCTATTTCGCCTAGATCTGTTTTTTCATCTGACTCTGTAGTCTCTTCTTCATCTTCAGATTCTGTGTCAGTATCAGAGTCTTCTAACTCTGTATCAGTCTCCTCTTCAGATGATCCATCAAGTTGCTCATCGTCAGTCGAATCTTCAGTAGAGTCCTCTTCTGTATACTCGTCAGTACCGTCAGTAGGTTGTTCTTCATCAGATTCAGATGTAGGACTTACATGAGGTTCTTCCTCAACGCCCTGACTATCTTCACCTCCTAATAAAAAACTATCTAGTTCTTCATCATTCATTGAAGTTAGATCTACATTAGTATCCATTATTCAGCTCCTAATTCTTCACCAGTAATTTCGTCAAGTTCTGGTTCTTCCATTACTGCTTTAGCTTCTTCTTTAGCTTCTTCTTTTAATGACTCTTCGATTTGAGTAGCCATTTTAACAATAGTGTCTAACCATGAATCGAAATGTCCAATAGCTGCAAGTTTTTCTTTTAAAATTCTTTGATCGATATCTTCTTGCATTTCCGGATTAGCTAGTGCTTTAGCCAGTCTTGCTGCTTCTTTCTCATTATAATTTACTGTTACTACTTTTTTAAATTCTCTATTACTTTTTAATTTAATAATAGCGTTTTTAAGTGAAATAATTTCTTCTGCTTCTTTTTCTGTCATATACATTTTTAGTCTCCTTTTACGTTAAGTGTCAAAATTATAGCATACTATTTGACTGTTGTGTATTATTTTGACTATTTAAAGCTATATTCTTTTGTAAATCTACTTCACCTTTTAAAGCTTCTTGTTGTACTTTATGATAACCCTTAGCGTCTTCCATTTCTAATTTTTGGTTATGGTCAATACCAGTAGCATTACTGATATAATTAAGATCTTTAAGATCTTTATCTGATTTAATATGTTCTGTCTTAGCTTGTTTATAAGGTACATCTGCTGCATAGTTAGCTGCTCTTGCTCTCTCTAATTCTACTTGTGCTGCTAGTAATTGCATTTGTAATTGCTGCATTTGTTGTTGCATAGGATCTGGTTGAGGTTGGTAAGTCTCAATCTGTTTAGCTAAATCTAATTCACCATTTAGTTTAACATATCTAGCTAACAACATCTGTTGTACTTCATGAGGCATATTAGGTCCCATAGTTTGTAATAAAAATCCCATAGATTGTATTTTTTGCTGTTTAACTTCTGCACTTTCTATATTAACTGAAACATCATAAGCTAATGATTGTTCAACTGGTACATAAGGGTTATCAGTAATAATTTCTATTTCGTGAGGTTCTCTAAATTCTCTACTGTATGATAACCATTTTTTAATCATAGGTATAATACAAGTTTCAGCAATACCTCTGATAATATGCATTTCTCTTTTACCTGATGATGACATAGTAGCATTTACAGCAGCAGCTGTACTTCCTAAACTATTACCACCTGACCCAGTATTAAAAGCTTTAACACCAGTTAAAGATTCTGCTTCATACTGATTATCTTCAAGTACTTTAAAAATACTAGATGCCATAGGTTTATATTCATTAACCCATATATCATTCATAGATGTATTATAATAAAAATCTAAACCTTTTTTCATTCTATTAAAATTTTTATCGTCTATAGCACCTTTCTTAACACCTAACTGACCATTATTTACTCTTTTAAGGTCATCGAATACACCTCTTTTAAGAACACTATCAATATGTTGTATTTTACCGGTTAATGAAGCTAATGGTTCTCCATAGATTTCTTTAGGTTTTCTAATGTAATCTGCTTTAACAAAAGGTAAACTTTTGTCAGGTAAAGGGTTTTCTTCTAATCTAAGAATAACATCGTTACACCAAGCACATACAATAGGTTCTGCTATTCCATCGTTATTAATATCGTATCTACCCCAATATTCATGAATAGTTAATTTTTTCCTAGCTCTATCGTTGAATTCAAATGATATATCATCTGCTTCTTTATCGTGAGTATCATAATATCTGTCTTCAGTTTCTAATTGTGCAATTTTAGTTTCTAACTTATCTAAATTTTTATATCTACCATCTTGTTTTAATGTACTAAGATCCGTATCAAAATCATGAATAATAAAATTAGCTTTTTCTATATCTCCTTCACAAGTAGGATCTACTACTATGTTTTCTAAATCACAAATAAGATGAGTAGGGTTATTTTTTACAGTTATCTTTTTCCTAACTGTTTTAATATCTACTATCTCTTCTTGTCCCGTAGCTGGGTTTATTTGATATACAGGTTCATCTATTAATCTGTAATCTTCTTTAAATTCCCAACCTAATTTAACAAAACAAGTACCTTCTTTAATTATTTTATTTACTAAATCTGTAATAAATTCATAATGTTTATTTGCTTGAAATAAATCATAAGTGGCTATTTTTTGTTCTTGTTCAGTTATAGGAGTATCTTTAAAAGTCATAGGTTTAAACGCTAACATATCCTTATTATTAACTAAAGGATCAACTAATGCAGGTATTTGCCAAGATAGTAGTTTTTTAGTTAAATCAGATACGTATTGAGATTTATACGGTTTTTCATTACCGTATTTCTTACTGTTTACTACATCTAACCATTTAGCTACTTTATCTAAATTATCATCTCTAGCTTGACTAGCATCTTCATAATTTAGTTTTAAGTCTTTTAGTATTTTCTTTTTATCCATTAGTATCCTTATCTTTTAATTTAGTTCCTGTTATTTTTTCATATAGTATTTTAGCAAACGAATTCTCTACTAATACTAATAAAGGATAACTAGCTACACCAATAGATCCTATAATGAAGTTGTGATAAGGCATAGTAGTAGGAATTGCATCTCCTACTATACTAGCTATAAATCCTCCTAGTATCATATTCACTATTAATAAACTCCATTGTATTTTATGTGAATTACTTAATTCTTTCATTTCTTTATACTTCATTAAATATGCCACAGCTCCTCCAATAGAACCTAATATTATATCTTTAATGTAGATAAAGAACTGTATTAAATAATTGATACTATCTTGGTTATTCATCATTTCTAGAATCCTCTTCTGTTTTTACTACTAGAATTATAACTAACATTACAAGATAGATACCTATAAATAGATTAACTAAATACTTAATATACTTTAAATATTGAGTATATTCATTATATTGTGTACCTTGTACTATTGCTATTTGATCTTTTAACCCTTCTATACTCCTAAAACTTCCATCAAAATTTTGATTAGGATTAGGCATAATAACCCAATCATCATACTCTTTTGTATTATCAAATTGCCATATTTTTTCACCATCATATCCTTTATGAATCCTATCAGCTAATTTAATACAACTATCTTTATCTTTTGCTAATTTACATATACTATCTTTAGTAAGATACATAGACTTATTATTATCTTTACAATCTACACTATTATCCCATAATATTTTCATATCACGTAATCTTACTACATATACGTCTCCTGTATTACCTCCTACTAAACTATCAGTAGCACATTCATTTAAAGCATCTGTTAATGATGCATCTTTATTATAATTTATACAAGTTTTTACATGTTCTATAGCTAATTTATTATTTTTATAAATTGTTAAATCAACAGTAGTATTATATAAAAAATTAAATAAAACTAAAAATAAAGCTAAATATAGAATTTCATATAGTAAACTAGTCTTTCTTCTTAGCATTTACTTTCTCCTTTAATACATCGACTAAACCTAAATGTTGTATTGTTCTTTCTCCAAACCAAAAAGCTAATATAAGTAATGTTACACTACTTAATGTACTCATTTGTTGTACTGTAAAAGCTGTAGGGTGTAGAAATCCGTATACATAAGCACCTACAACTGTATATGTAATTACAGGTCTAACTGATGTTCTTAATATTTGCATACTTTTAGGTATATCTTCTAATTTACCTTCATAACCTAACATAAACTTTTTAAATTCACTATTATCTTTACTTGCTTCTTCCATCATAGCTAAAGCTAGTTTATTTTTAAATTCTAATTCTTTTGTTTTATCAGGAAAGAATTTATCACTAACTTTACCTACTACATTTAATATACTTTCAAACATTATTTTCCTTTACCAAGAGATTTTAATATAACCATTACCACCATTACCAGCAATAGCATTATCTCCATAACTATCTTCTACTTTATTACTAATTACACAACTAGCTCCTCCTGCACCTGTAAGTACTGAATCTAATTTAGTTGCTGCACTAGCATTACCATTACCACCATCTGCAAACACACTAGCTTCTCCACCATATGCTATATCTTTATTATCATTGGTATCTTTACTACCATCTTTAAAATTAGTATTATCGGAATTATCATTACCTTCTCCTTTATACTCTTCACTACTATTTAAATTACCTGCATCACCTCCTTTAGCGTAATAAGTATTAAATATAGCAGATTCTCCATCAGTACCTATACCGTCATTATCATATGGATAACCACCATATCCACCTTTACCTACTACAACTTGTATAATATCTCCATCACTAAATTGTAAATTTTCTATTATTCTATATTCTCCAGCTTTACCACCATACGAATTATGACCTGAGGTAGCACAAGAACCTCCACCACCAGCTCCTTGTAATTCTACAGTAATATCTGTATCAGCAGGTATATCATCACCTACTAATAAATAAGTAGTACCTACATCAGAAAATTCAATAGTACCTGTTTTTTCTTTAAATCTAGACCATATAGTTTGAAATTCTCTTCTAACATTAGCATTTAATCTACTAAATAATATATTTAATAAACTTTTACTATTAGGACTATCCCCAAACATATCCCATACTATACACCCATTTAAATTATATTTATGTATATAATCTACTTTAGCGTTTACTGTTGTTAGATTATCGTATGATATAAAATAAGAATTATCGGCATTATAAGCCCATCCTCCCATAGCTATAGTATCAGTACCAAATTCCCACCCATCTAAGTTATCAGCTTCTATAATAGCTCTATAATCTCCAGTATTTTCTTCTCCATATTGTACACCAAATACATCTAAAGGTATTTCTCCAGTAAATTCAGCACATACTTTATTAGGTAAGTCTAATTGATCACTGTTAACTTGACCTCCTCTATAGTATGCTGCAATACCTATATTAATCTTACTAGGAGGTATCCCATGCTTTAATAAATACTGTACTCCTGCATGCGTATAAAATCCTTGAGATTTTTCTTCTTGATAGGTATTCCATCCACCTTCATCTTGTTGAGAATAGTTAAAGTATAAAGCTGCTTGATTTGTAGAATACTCAAAATTAAAATAATCATATGTCATTAAAGATATTTTAGTAAGTACTTTAGCTACATCTACTACATATTCTAGATTTTCTGGTGCTGCTCCTACAGCAGCTGTTATTTCGTATTTTTTACCTGGATCTACTCTTTTAAATTCATTATGTAATTCAGTTACTACTTTTACAAAGTTTTCTGCATCTTTTTCTTTTGGAGGATAATTATATATTTCTCCTTCTACTCCAGGATACTCCCAGTCTAAGTCTATACCATCAAAACCTGATTCTACTATATGTTTTACTGCAGATTCTACGAATATTTTTCTTCTTTCGTCATCATCAAATACATTAGTAAAATTCCAACAATCAGACCAACCACCTACTGAAGGTATTATTTTAATATGAGGTAATAATTTCTTTACTCTCATTAATTGTGAATGTGTACCTTCATAATAAATATCAGGATGTTTATCCATTGTAGACCAATCTTGCCATTCTGCTTCAGGATTTTTTAGATCAGTTAAATTACCTTTATCATCATATACCTCTTCTGGAGTATAATCTAATCCATAATATTCAAACCAATCAGTAGGAACTAAAGTACCAGGAGGTATATTATTATTGTAAACTACACCAGATGGGTTATCAGTATCTATAGTCCCATTACCTTTAAATCCATCTGTACCAGGTAATACACAATCATACATATTAAAATTTATAGGATATATAGTATTTTCTTTCATTTTTTCGTATTCTTCTTCTGTAGGCATAATAGCTAAAAAAGCATAATAAATATGAGTTATTTTATGTAATGTACCTTCATCATAAGCATTTCTCCAATAAGGTAGAATTTGTTGTGAGTATTTATTACCACCATTAGTAAAATTTTTAGAAAATCCAGAAGCTAAAGGTGTAGGTAATAATGTATATTGTCTTTCATATATATCCCATCCAGAATAATATACACATATATCTTTAGCCTTATTACTACTATACATTATTCTA